TTAAATACGGGAAAATATTCTGTTGGGGTTGTTTTGGTATTGTTAGAAGTACTAAATATTATTCTACCATATTGATTAGCATCTCCTGATGATGATATATCATTACCTGTGTATGGTTCTAATGTAAGGTGTTGATCATAAAGATTATTACTTCCATATGATCCCGATAAAGACCATAAGTGATATTTATCGTTTGATCTATGAGGTTTAATTCTAAATTCAACTGTTTTTGCTTCTGAATTTAAGTTTCTTGTTAAAGATGAAGACCAGTCAGTTTTTATAAAATATCCATCTGTGCCTGAATCTCCTTTTAAAGCTAATCCTGACTTTTCATAACTAAATGTTTGATATGTTGTTTTATCTGATGTAGAACCGCCATACTCTTTGACGTTAAGTATAGTAGATGGAACACCATAACAACTCATGAGAGCTTTAAGGCCGCGTTCAGTACCTTTAGTTTTTAATAGATAAGGTGCATTATGATATAAACGTTTCCAAATTTCTTTTGTAATGTCTTCTTTAGGAATTGAACCCGCATTTGAAGCAGTTACTAATGTTTGATTAGTAGGTGTGTCATAAAATATGTTACCTTCTGTACCTTCACCTAAAATATATTCTATTAAATTTGAATTTTCAAATTGGTCAAATGTTTCTAATCCTAAACTTTTTAAAGAAAAATAAACTAAATCCTTAGATATACCTCTTGTGTGATGAGTGTCTTTGGTTTCAGTAATATGTTTTATATGAGACCATATTTGATCATAATGATGACCCATCATATGAACAAACGTTGAATAAAATGAATTGTCTGAATTTTCTACTATATGATTGGGAACTATACGAATTAATGAATGTTCGTTTTGTCTGTCAAATAAATCTGCGTTTAATAATTGACCCCCATAATTGGGATAGCTACTTCTTTCATCACCTAACCAAGTTTGAACTTGGGATGATGTAATAGAGTATAAAGTGTGGGGAGATGTAAGTGTGGATTTAGGCCATGCTAATGCTCCTGATTCGTAATATAAAAATCTTTCATAACCATCTAATGCTTTGAGTAAATTTGTTTTTTTAGTTGTAGTTGATTCTTTATCTTCTAAAACAAAAGTTGAAGCTGATGTGGGACCTTCTATTAAGTTTATTGTGGATAATCGAGTATCATATTGTTCTAATAATTCAACTTTATATTTAAAGTTTTTAACACGTTCTAAGGCACTACCGAAATGTACAAAATTTTCAAAATTATAAGTTGTTTCTTCAGGATTACCTTCAGCGTCACTTACAGGTGTTCTTACAAAATCATATTGAATTTCGGGAACTTCTCTATTTTCTAATTTATTTAGAAGATTTTGATAAGATGAAGTTAAGCTGTATTCTAAAACCTCATCATAATTTTTATATCCTGAGGGTACACTATTATTTAATCTAACATCTATTTTAAAGTTAGGTCCTTTTAAAGGTATACTACCATCTATAAATTCAGGTAAACCTAAATCTTGATCTATAATTATTTTATTAGTAATTTCTTCTACTATAGAAAAATTATCAAGTATAGAAACATTATTAGGTAAAGGTTCATTTAATTTTATTAATAATTCATTAGTAGAAGGTATTTCATTAAATAATAAGTTAATACCAACAACTGTTTTATCGTTTCCAAAATTTAATATAAAATCTCTTAAAAATGGAGAATTACTAATTTCATTAATGTATTGTTGAGATGCTTGTTTTAAATCTGTGTTACTAATATTATTAGCTACAATTCTTAATTCTGTTCTTGTAGAAGATATAGCTTTAAGTGTAAATGTTTTTAAAGCTGTGTTAAATATTTTTTTACGAAATACATTAAAACCTAATTTATATTTACCTGTTGTATAACCATTGTCATTTAATAGAGAAACAGGATCAAAATTTAATTCATTAGGATTAGGTTGTGAATAATCTTGGAAGTCAGATATGGATGTTAAAATTTGATCATTTTGATTAAAAATATGGACTTCTATGTAATCTTCAGGGCGTCCAAATTTTCTATCAATAGTTTTAGAAACTACAGATTCTTGGGATAATTCTATCCTTTGTTGTTGTCTTGTTTCTGCTCTATTTTTCATATTTTATGCGTATGTATATTTTATAAATGTATATCTAAAACGGCCTATTTCAGCTTCCGTATTGGATCCTATTATATGATTATCCATAGATATAGGTGAATTAGGTGATTCATTATAAGATTGACCATCAGCTGTGCCATAAATTCTTTCTTTTTTATATACAATCTTAATTATTTTTTTCTCTAGAAGATCGATAGCTTGTGGAGAATTTAATTCTAAATTATTAAGACTGATAATATAATCTTCTCCTTCTAAAACACCTGGGAACATTTCTTTACCTTTGTCACCACTAGAAAATTTTCTTAATTCACTATCAAGAAGTGGATTAATTATTTGTGGATTTCCATTTTTATCTAATGATATTTCACCACCATTTGTTGTAGATTTTGGTAAAATTGATCCATCATTAAAATTAATATTAGGGAAATTTTCTCTTTTAGCCCATATTCGTGCTAATATAGCTAAAGTTTGTCTTGATTTATTTAATTTAGGTAATGATATTTCATATAACTTTCTACCAACTTCCCTTTCTTCTTCTGTAAGACCATTTGTAGAATCTTGATAGTATTTCCAAGTTTGAGATTCAAGTGATCCCTCTCTGGAATATTCACTATTTATTTTACTTTTTAGTTGACTAATATATAATATTTTATTAGATATAGATCCATCTTCTATTGGCTGAATTATATCTTTTAATTCTTGTCTCCAATTATTTACTATGATAGAAGCTAGTAGATTTGTTTGTTCTTCTAATTCTTCAGCTGCTGTTTGACCCGTTAGATCTCTTAATTCTAAAAGTGAACCTTCATCTATACCATCTAATACTACTTTAGGTACTACTTTTACTATCTCTTTATCGGATGTACCTCCTTTAAATCCTAATGAAGCTATTAAGGCTTTAAAAACAACACCCTTAGATCCCCCAGATACTAATCTTTTTTTCCCTTTATCCATATAATATAAAGGTTCATCATCAGGATTATTATTATCATTTTCATCTGGAGCTATTAAAGTTCCATTAGAATAAAATGGGTGTTCGTTTGTAGGAGTAGCTAATTCATTTTCTAATTCAATGATTCTTTCTGTGAGAGTTGTAATTTGTTCATCTCTAGGATCAATGTAATTTTTAATGTAATCTGTGCTTTGTTTTATAACTGAGGTGTGTGACTTTTCTCCTGCTTTAGGAATATCATAAAATAATTCTTCATATATAGAAAAAAATCTATCAACATTTATAGGATCTTTTGATTTAAAAAATTCAGAAAATGAACGATCTACTAAACCATCTGTTGATTTAGTACTATATATGGTTTTTATTAATTTTATATTTTCTTCTGCCATTATCTAACTACTTTAAAATGGTAATTATCATCATAAATTTGAGTACCATCATTATTTGTATGTTTAAATAATATACGATAATATCTTTCTGGTTGTAAACCATTCATATATAAATTAAAATACATTCCGTCATTATTTGCACTTAATTTAGTGTTATGATTATCAAATGGAATTACTACTTCTTCTGTGTGAGCATCTCTGATACTATAATAGGATGATGTTGTAAAATATCCAGGATTTAAATAATTAGATGATGAAGTAAATTGACGTGTGGGATATTTATCCCTTACATGTAGTTTAATTTTAGCTACATCATTTTTATTATATTCTCTTTTATTATTATATAAAGATACACTTAAATCACCTTCTAATTTAGCAGATGATTGTTTTTCATGTATACTATCATCCCATTTAAAAGTTAATTTTGGTGGGTAAATTGTATGTGTGTCGGCTGAGAAGTATTGTAAATTACCATAACTACTTGATGTATTTTCTTCGACATTATCTATTGATTTTAATATAAAACCATAATTTGGTATACCTACGGGGTAGGGTTGAGAGTTATGTAAACTAGCACTAAATTTTTGTACTATATTAGTAACATCTACATTTAAATCTAATAAATCTGCATTAGAAAATAATTGACTGCCCTTAAATTCACTTCCTGTATACCATTCTCCCCCACCTAGTGTAATACCTTGATTATTATGTATAGAACCAGTTGTACCCGAATTAAATTCTGAAGTTAACCATTTGTGTCCTTTAACAGAACTATCAGAATATACCCAAGAACACCCATTAGATGAAGTAGGTATATTTGAATATTTACCTGTTCCTTCATTCCATGATCTATATAGAGGAAAAACTTCTATAGCTTGTTCAGATGATAAATTTTTATGTTCTGTTGAAAATAATTCTAAACTAGAGGTAAAATTATTAGACTTAGCAATAGCTAATTGAAGATCAGAATTGGAGAATTGTAATAAAATTCTTGAGGGGTAGTATAATGAATTATTATTTCCTTTTTCTTTTACAAGTTCAAGAATTTCATCATTACCCGCATTCATAGTACTCCTATTAGGATGACTATATAATGTAGTGTCTTTTTCGGGGAATATAGAGTAATATGCCATTTTAGTATGTTGTTACGCGTCCGTTAATATCTTGATTTGGGTATTTTAATTCAAAAATACTTGGATCCATTGAGGGGTATATAACGCCTTTTCTTGTGGCACCTTCAAAATCATATTTGTATTGTGAGTACCCTAAAGAAAGGCCATTTTTATTTTCTAATGTTACTTTTTCAACCGTTTGTACACCAGTAATACCCGCTAATAAATTAGATATCTCAGATATAATAATAGGTTGATTAACTTGCCATTTATCTATCAAAAAATAATCTTTTAATTCAGATATACAATCTAATATAACGTTTTCATTATTATAATTTTTAAATGCAGTAATCTCAAAATCTAATTTAAAGTTAATTACAAATGCATCTTTAATATTAATTGCGTCTGTTAACATTCTATATTGTTCTAAATAAGTCGCTAAATTAGTTTTAGTTGCTGTATTCAAAGTTGATAAATGTTTATTTTGATTATATCCTAAAGTATATAAATTTAATGCTAGTGGATTAGGTATATTGTTAGATTCTGTTGATAATATAGATGTTTGGTCATCTTGTGTTATGTAAGCTTTAGCTATTCTACCAAATTTAGAAGGTAAAGATAGGGTTCTTATAATATAATCATCTTTTGTAACTGTTCTTTGTTGGGCAGAAAAATTAGCCATTGCATTCAATCTAATGTCTTCTATAGAATCTCCTGCTCCTCCTCCTGTTGCAGGTTCGGGATTATTAGATGTTACAGATGATTTTACATAGTTTAATAGACCATTATTTAAATTAGGTTTATTAACAGAAATTAAAGTGTCAATTTCATTAATTGTATTAGACTGAACATTAGATTCTAAACCACCACCTACAACATATGTTATAGTTAAAGTTGTATTAGCAGGTGCTTGGCCATAAGTTTTTGTAAATAAAAAATTAGAAGGATCATATGCTTTGTCTAATGCTGATCTTCCATCATTTATCCCTAAGCCTATATTGTCTGGATTAGGAATAATTTCTTCATCTGCTTTGTCGCTTGTACCAGCACCAAATTGTATTTCTAATTGATTATTAGTTTTAAATCTTGTAATAAATCGTCTAGTTGATTTTTTTAACTTTAAAAGAAAAGGTGTTTGATTATTATATTGTTTTAATACAGGGTCATTTGCTCCTGTGTTTTCAATTTCTTCAAAAATTGTATCTTGTGCTAAATATGGAACTTCAGACCAATTATTACCTTCACTATCTACTACTGACTCAATTGATATAATATTATTGTCAAATAATTCTAATGTTTTAAATTTTTCAGCAGATCCTATAGTAAATGTTTGTGATTTAGTTTCACCCGAAATTGCTTTAGTTGATTTTTTTAATAAATAATATGCAGGATTATTATCACTATTATAAGAATATACAGAAATATTAGTGGGATCTAAACCAGTTCCGTCATTTGAAGAGGATACATTAAAATTAACTTGATTACTTAAATAAAATTTGGGACCCTCGGTTGAATTAAAAACTGAATTAGGTGAAATTTTTAAAGCATAATCAAAATCAGGTATATAATTATTAGGACCTATTTCTTTTGAAGGGACTAACTGAAATATTTCTAAATTAACATTAGAAGCGGCTGTTACTCGGGGTTTGTAGCCCATAGCATATGCCATATTGTATAAATTTTCTTTTTCTTGAGCTAAAGATAGAAAGGTTTCACGTAATTGGGTATCAGTATAAAATGATAAAACATCACCAACGTAAGCAGCCATTTCAAGAAACATCATTCCTGGGTTACCTTCACTAAAATCATTAAAATTATCGGGGAAGTATACTTCCGCAAATTCCATTAATTGATTTTTATAAGAATTAAAATCCTTATTAAGATACTTTACATCTTTATCTTGTGTTTTATTTGATACTTTACTATAGGCCATTTTTATATATTATTAACCATTTCCACGAGGGAAGTATGATGAGTTAAAGTTTAATTGAATGGCATCTGATGATCCATCTAAATTAAAACTATATGATATTACTATAAATAACTTATATTCATCTTCTATAGAATTTACATCTACACTCGATAAAGATATTGTAGGTATGTAAAATTCTATTTGAGTGTTGATTTTTTCTTTTAAAATTTCTACATCTAAATTAGGTTCAAATAATAGATTTTTTAATCCTACACCAAAATTTGGTTCATTTACACGTTCACCCGGTTCAGTTAATAATAAATTAATTAAATTACTTTTAACTTGTTCTTTAAGTGTTTGTGTGCCTTTAAACATATTAACGTTATCTAGAGGAAAGGCAACTCCAATAGTGACATTTTTATTAATGTCTAATGGACTTATTCTTCTATTTCCGTTAACATATGCCATTATGGTCTACTATTTTTCTTTTTATCTATAGCTCTCATTAATTCACGGTAATCTTTATTTACTACATTAGCTACTGCAGTAGGCATTGGAGCTTCTGGAGTTAATGTTGATTCAAGATTTGTATTTCCTTGAGCAGTTTCGTTAAGTAAATCATTTAATGCTCCATTAGATGTAAAACTTTGAGCTATAGGTTTACCCATGATTTTTTCTTTTAAAGAAGATTGTACATTTTGGGGTAGAGGTGTACGTTGTATTTGTTGTTCTACAATTGTAGGTTTTAATTCATCACGTAAGTCTTCCTTAAGTGTTTTAATTTCACGTCGAAGAGCATAGTCAATTTCTTCTCTTACAACTTTTCTAAATAAATTTTCAAAAGCGCTTGCCTTCATAATAATTGTGTTTGTTAATAAATATAATTAAATTAAGCAATTCGATAGCGAATTACTTGGAAATTTGCATTTCGTATTCTTTCTATAGTTCCTGGTAATAAATCATCTTCTATAAGAGTAATGTCAGCTTCATCAGGTGCGTCATTTATAGCATCAGCATAATCTTCATCTTCTATAGAATCTCCTTCCACATCACACATTAGAATATATTTTAAATAAAAAGATTCAATTAATGATATTACAGTTATGATAGTTGTTTTTATAATAGTTATAACTCCTAAAGCTAAAGTTACTATTCCCATAGGTATTAAAGCTTTTTTTGTTATTTTATCTACTTTTTTCTTAAAAACTTTTATTGAATTTTTAATTTCTTCAGCTTTAGCATTAGATTTGTTTATTGAGTTTGCAAATTTAATTGTGGCATCCCCATCTGCCGCAGGGCCTTTTAAAAGAAATAAACCTACTTGAGCTGCTGTAACTATAGTTTGTAATACAGGTACTAATGCATTTAAAACCACAAAAATTCCTTCAATAATAAGAATTATTTCTCCTATTTTTAATAATTGTTCTTGTAGTTTTTTAAGTTTTTCATTTGATTGATCAAGTATAAATTGTAATTTAACAGATTTAGATTTTAATTTATCATATATAGAATCAATACGATTTCTTACTTCTATACTACAAACTAATTCAGGACCTTTGGATGATATTTCATCCATCATCATTTGTTTAACTGATTCTTTAGTGGGAATTTTTTGTTTAATTTCAGCTATTTTTTTGTTAGCTTCTGCTTTTACTTTAGGGCCCATAGCATCTAAAATTTGTTGACTTTGTTGAATTAATGTTACTATGGCTCTTGACATATTATATTGTTTTAACTTGGTTACTTAAATTTTCTTTAAATTTATTTCTTAAGACACTTAATTTATCTATACGTCTTTGTAAAGGAATAATATTAGTAGCATTGGGGGTTGTGGGTCCTGCAGGAGGTGCTATATATGATATTTCATTTCCTATCATATCTAATATATCTTCTAAAAGATCTAATAAACCTTCAGTTAAATCATCTCCTACCATCCATTCTTGCATTTTATGACCTAAAATAAGAGGTTCAGTAGGTAGATTTCCATCTTTTAAACCAAAATAAATATTAGGAGAATTTACAATAAATTTGCTATCTTCCTTATCACTTGTATCAAAATTAAAACTACCATTTGTACTAAAACCAATAGCTTTATCTGAAAATAATAAAATAGAATCGTTTTTAGCGTTAAAAATTAAACGGTCTGAATCTATTATTATTTGTTTTCCTTGATATATATATGGTGCATCTGGTGTATAACTCATTACATTGTTAATTTAACTATTTTTTCATGATTATTAAATTTATCTTTACTTAAATCCATTCCACTTACAATTCCATTGTAAATATTTTTATTTGGTATTGATAATAATGAACAATATTTACGAACATCAAACCATGGACATTCTTTTGCTGCAATTTGATTATGTCCTAATATTATAATATCAGGGTATTTAGTTAAATAAAATTTAACTAATTCATTTAATGAATTA